CTTTTGCTGTCCATTGAGTGATGTTTATTTCTGTATCATCAATCAGAATGCAATCTGGTTCTGCATAGTTCTGTTTCAACCTTTTACCTGGTACTATAATAGGGTAAAACGTAATGCCGTGTTTTTCTAACCACAACATTTTTTGTTTGGAAATCTCATCGTGACGTTTTTCACTTGCTGATGAGGTAAGCATCTGAGTAAGCACATTAGCTTTTCTCAAATACTCCAAACCTTCTGCTGCGCCTGGCATTAAATCCAGGCTAGCAAACTGTTGTGTTGCAATAAACTCATCAAAGAACTTATCAAACTTTTTGTGTTTTTCTGCCTCTTTTGGTACCATGTGATAGAGTTCTTTGTATCGCTTTTCAAAATCAGCAATCACTCCATCCATGTCCAAATAGACGCATTTAATATTAGGCCTATTCATGTATCTTTTTCTTTAAAATATGTAAAAACTTTTCTTTATCGTATTGTATAAATGGTGTATATCTTTGTATTAATCGTTTATGTGTCGGCCAAATAATATCTTCAGTAATTTGTTTTTCCCATCTTGGCATACAACCCGCCAAATCAACCAATATACAAACTGATTCCAACGATACCTGATTGTTCATTAACTTTGTGATAATCATTGGCCATCCGCCATCTATGGGTTTTAATATATCATCACGGTTAACAAATTCAGCACCATCTACCAAATCAAACAAATACATTATATCATTCTCAAAGGTATAAGTCAAGCTTTGTTGCCGTTTTTGCCATTTGGCATAGTTCTCATCGCCATCTTGGAGTAATTCACCAACCCAATCACCTTTACCTTCTATGAAGTTTGCCACATAGAATTGTTTCAATTCTTCCAAATCATACTTACGAGATAACTTGTAGAATTGATATTTGGATTTATTTGTGGTAAATGATTGCTTTGATACATTGGTCTTGCCGCTGTATTTAAAGTAATTGTATGAATCGGAAGTAAAGTGAAGCTTCAAGGCATTCCATAATGCGTATGCTTCAAAACCGGTATTCTCGGTCATATTGGCAGCTTAGAAGTTTTCTTTAGTAGATTTAAATCTTGTGCTTCTAATTTAATTCTTGCTTTTAACGCAGCAGAGATTAATGTGGCAGACACTTCAATTTCTAATCCAGTTTCTTTACAATGATGGCATATAGCATCCATCAAAGTCAACTTTTCCGTTTTGGCAACTTGTTCAATTAAATCACTAAAATGTTTTATTTCATCTTTAGTAGGCATTATGTTATACTTTCAATTATTAGTTTCTCGCATAGAATACATGGTTACCTATTTTGGCCACTACTCGGTTCTTCCAACCAGGATTTACATATACCGCATGATAGAATTGTGCATTTGTGCTTGCTATTTTATCATGTAATACTGGTTCTGTCAAGGCCTTGCGTGCTACTATTTCCGATTCTTCCCAAGCATATTTGTTCCTTACTGCCAAATTCTTTAAACAAGTCCAAGAAAATTGGCAAGTGCCTAATGTTCTTTGGTATACCACACCACAAATGCTGGATGGGAATCTGGAATCATTAACACGATTAATTGTAACTTGTGCTACTGCCAGTTTACCTTCATATGATTCTGAAGCTGCCTCAAAGTAAATATTTTTAGTTAGGCAGTCTAATTGTTTGTTGAAGTCCTCATTGACTTCTTGTTTGATATTATTATCCTTAATTTCTTGTGAAATAGAAGGTATTGAAATTAGTAGTGAGGCGGTTAAAATTCCGACCAACACTTGTTTGGCGTGCTGAAACATTACATCTCCTTGTTAAGGTCGACCCGGCGAACCAGGTCGAACATCTCCAATTACGAATTAGTTTTCTTTGTAATTTTTACTTCAGTTTGTGGAGTAGTTTGAGAAACGAATTGATTGAGAGCTTCCGCTTTCTTTACAATTTCTTCTTCTGTGGGGAATGGCGGTAACGCCGGGAAATCAGGTGATGATGTGCCAGCAATTTTTGCCGCATCTACCTGTGTATGCCATTGCTGTTGTAGAGAATCATGTCTAGTGTGATAATCATCAGTTAGCATATCTTTGGCCATTTTTAAGAGTTCTAGCCGTATCTCATATGGTGTCATACTCATTTACTTCTCCTTTTGTGTGTGTTTAACTACTGTGTACCAGCGGTTTGTGTGTTGCTGGTGTTTTATTTATCCAGGTGATTCTGTTGCTAAGTTCACCTGGCGAAACTCCGCTTACCTATCAGGCAGCAAGTGCATAACTTTCGTCATTTGCATTTATAGTTTTTGCTTCTTCGACCGAGTGTCCCCAATCCTAACGTCTTTAGCTTTGACGATTCTCCATTGTTCTAATTATTGCCATGTCGAAACTGGTCACCCCCATCAGAAACACACGATACTACCAGAATAATCGGTTCGACCATGTGCTTCTGGTGGAGGTGATGGGAATCGCACCCATGTCCACAACAACTTTCAAACAACTTCTACGAATTATTTTACCGCTTCGGTATGTTTATGCTTAAGGCTTTTCTTTAACAATTTTAACCATAGTTTTTTAATCAATGGCGTATCATGTTTAATTTCAGCCTCATATAACTTTTTAATTAACTCTTTAACTTTCATTTTCCGACCCACCACTTATTTTAACGAAATAAGAAACTATTGTAACATAAAACTATTTAGATGTCAACCATCTTTGGCATCATTGCCGTTTTATTGGCACCAACTGGTCTTAGCCTCACCATAGTATTCCCGTGCATATCCTTGTTGGATCAACATGGATCGCAACGATTGACCATTCAGTAATACATCACCTAGGACACGACCACCATACTTGTCCCAATCCATTAATACCACTTGACGAGTGGTAGCACCATTAATCATACTTTTGGTGAATGCCGTTGCGGCTTGGCCACGAGCATCTTCTGAAGGACATTGTGCTCTAAATCCTTTTTCTGGTGTATCTACACCAAATACACGAATCGACAATTCTTTCTTCAATGGGTCTGGTAACCATAATGCTTGAAATGCAACAGTATCACCATCAATAACTCTGGTGATGGTTGCATTATAAGTTACACCTTCTTTTTGTTTCTGTGCAAATACTGTTGTTGAAGTAACCAATAATAATGCAATCAAAATGTTTTTCATCTTTGTTCCTTGTAAAATTTAATCGCTTTCACCAAACCAGGAATATGGTCTTGTGTCTGTTGTTTAAATAACAACGGTTGTTCATTTTCTACCGCCATTATAATTACAAGGTTATTTATAGGTGTACCAATCATTTCTTCATACATCAAAGCATATGCTGCCGTTTGCCAATAGTAATCTTCAATGTTTGCACTTGTCTTAATCTTTTTGGATGTTTTAAAATCAATTACAGATAACTCACCATCGAACTCACCGATACAATCTACACGACCTGCCATTTCTAATTGTTTAGACCACAAGGCACACTCTTGATAATGAATATTGTTGATTCGATTCAGTAATGGTTTCAATGATACAAACATTTCTTTAGCATCAGGCATAATATCACCTAACGATTCATTGTTTAAATATCTTTCACATAATGTATGTACATTAGTACCACGACTGGTTGCTTTGCGTGATACACGATTAGCTTCTTCTTCACCAACTCGCTTACGCCATTCCATGATGGCCTGTTTCTTTTGGGCGCCAAGCACAGTAGTCACCGATGGCAACTTTGTACCATCTTCTAGTGTATAGTATCTCTTGCCGTCAGGAAAGGTTTCAGATTTTAAGTCAGCAAGGATTTTTGGCGGGCAGAAATTAAATTTTGGATTCATGTTTTGGCTTTGTAACAAATGTTTGGCGTACTGCCTCAAATTTTTCATATTCTTCAGGTGTAATGACGGACTCATCAATACGCTTTCTAATAATTTTATGAAAATCAATTAATTCTTGTATCTCACCTTCGTACTTAAAAAATTGTGTAAGTTTTTTTGTGTCATAGGCATCCATAATTAAATGATATCTATCTTCGTTTGAATCATTACGAATTTGGTGCCATTGATTTACCCAAACCATCCAAACACTTCCTGGTTCCATGTAAAGATTGTGTCCATTCTGAATGAAAACACATTTTGGATTTGTAATTAGTGGAATATGAATTCGTGCCATATACTCATTATTATCAGCATCTTTGTGCACCAATGATTTGGCTCCTGCCTTCAAACAGGTGATACGAGCACGACTAGGATAAAAACCAAGTTCTTTAATTTGATCCAATACTTTGCCAATCTCACCTTTATAACCTTCAGTAGGTTTATCATGTTCGGTTGACATACCAATATCAAAAAATTTTAATGATTTATAGTTGTTGTCATTTTTTGGAAAATAAACTTCCATGGCTTCACCTTCATCATTCTGAAAGAAATCCCAACCGTCTTGCCATTTACCAGTTCTCGACAGTATTGACCAACCACCAAATCCATGATATGCCGGTGTTTCATATTCTTCGCCTTGAATGATTTGTTTGCCCAAAGGAAAGACATATTCTTTTACATCTTTCACTAGCTGTTCGTGGTCAAATTTAATTAAATGCTCTAATCGTTCCATTATAATTGTCCTGCCGTAGTTAATATTTGTTTCACATCATCATAACACAATGTTGATGACATGGCAATAGCCAATCTTTCTTTAAAGTTACCACCCGGTTTTACTGAATGTGGCATTGTAACATTAAGTAACCATGCTTCACCCGGTTCTGCCATAAATGATGTGGTGCGTATTAGGTCATCTTCATTATATATTACACCATCTGATTGATTCTTTACTTGTTTGGTCTTTGGTTTATCGGTAGCAAATTTATAAAATTGAGTAAGACAATTATCAGTTTGAATGTAAAAATTAATTGTTGATTTGATACCGCTATCGGTATGTGGTGGTATTTCAGTATTGACTTTCATCATGGTAATAAAAAAATCTTTATGATATTTTTTTGGTATAATATTCATCAATTCATCTTTTTTAGGCAAATCAACATGATAGTACCCAATGCCTTTACCATTCTCACCAAAAAACATTTGTTCTTTTTGAATGGTATATTTACCTACATCAAAACTATTTTTTAATTGGAGGAACATATTCTCTAATCTTCACAAGGTCATTTACCCAACTTTTTAGTATTACTGCATTTGGTTTATCTTTATCCATTGTATGTTTTAAATCGGTTGATAATGAAACTCTTAAATCATTCGATTTATTTTCTTCAACTTCATGTAAAATATATGACGGAAAAAATATCAAATCTCCTTCTTTTGGGGTAATACTTTTTATTTTTAATTTGGCATCTTTGTTGATATATTCTCTATCGAATATACTTCCTTCGCTAGTATCCAAAAAGTTTAGGTTTCCACTATTCTCAGGTACTTTAATATAATATACTACTGAAATTGTTGAATCTGAGTGTGCGTGCATGGTGATTCTTTCACCTGGACCTTTTACATTAACCCAACCAAAGTCGTATTCAAATTGTATATCAAGCCCTTCCGTTTCTCTGGCTTCTTCAGCGTATTGCATAACCTGTGTGGTTATTGTATCAAGTATGGTTTTTTTAAGTAATTGCAGATGTGGTAAATCATAATCCCATAAATCATCTTTAGGATTACTATCTTTACCTGTTTGAATATTTTTTGCTATTGTGTAGATTTCATCCAGAAGATTCTGGTTGAATTGCGGATCAAAGTTTGTTTTTGTTTCCCATATTGGAGATTCCCACCAACGATTTACTTTTCTATTTTGCATAATGTAATGTTCAACAATCAATTTAAGATAATTTGTTTTCTTTCCACTCTATGTATTGTTTAACAATCTCACTCGGTGTCCAATCGATACCTTCATGTGGATCAAGTTTTGCTGAATAAAACTCGTCACCGTATAAAATATATTCCACAATAGGAACACCTTTGTGAAAAATTAATTCCAAAATGTCCGAGTATTTTTCCATCATTTCGAAATATTTAAATTTATTTTTTTCTTCCAATGATAAAATCTGATTCATCATTTGTGTATCAAAAAAGTATACAACGTGCTTTCTGTATAATTCTGCTTCCTCATCGCTGACAAAACCATCTCGATTAATGTCCGCATCGGCGTAACCGTCTTTGTTTAGGTCAATGTCTTTGATATCAGTCATTTTTTAATTCCTTAAATACTTTTATTTTTTTAATGTTGTTAAATTGTTCAATAACTTTTGTACAACCTTTTGCTGTATAGTAACTAAAATAGAATAGTGCCCACATAGTATACAATGTAGCTAAATTATGTTTTCTTTCTTCTCTACGAACTTTAGTTCTTGGCAACATATCAACAAACTTGGAGATTGGAGTTCCAATTCTCATCAAGATTCTACCCATGGTATTATCATTCTTCATTTCACCCATTAGATATGCCATGTGTTCAGACCATGGCGTACCAATCTTGATTGCCATATCGGTAATTGCTAATTTTTGAGCAACCGCACGCTTAGTATCATCTTTAATCCAAACCATAAAGTCTGGACCTTTTCCATCCATCCATGCCGTGACAATACGAGCCCAACGAACATAACCACGATATAATCTACGGTCATTCTTACGCAACCATTGACCATATGCTTGGTCAGCAGCCCAAATGTTATTATTCATCAAACCAAACTCATATAATTTAGCACAAATAATCTTAGAACAGTTACAAGCACAGTTACAGTTATAAGATGCGGACGCTGAAGCACCACAGTTGTAACCGACTGTATCATTACAGTTACAAGCATAACCACCAGAGCAGTTACAATTGGCCTGTAGGTATGATTGGCTTTGGCAGTTGGTACAGTTTATACCTGAACAATTTGAACATTGTGAGGTGTAGGCACCGTAAGGTAAACATTGAGTACATTGGATGTTACCACAATTACAGTTACAATTAGTACAGTTGGTTGATGGACAATTACAGTTACCACAGTTTCCGTTGTCACAGTTACCTTGGTTATTATTTTGGAAATAAGTTAAACCATAGAATTGACCTAAATTTGGTGAGGCTGTTGGACTCAACATATATCCATTTAAAAAAGACAGAGATGCTGAATAGGTACTACCTAAACCTAACTCGGTGGTAACATTAGAGATTGCTAGTGGTCCGGAAGATGGTATTGTCATGGCTACATTCTTTAATTGTTGATTTACTATTTATATTCGTTTGTTTATTGTTAAAAGTCCAAGTTTTTCAAATATTTTGATATACATCCAACCAATATCAAACTCAAACCAACGAGTCCTAAGATTAGGATTACCAGGATTTGTATGATGATTATTATGCAGTTCTTCGCCTGCCACTATAATACCTATTGGCAAAAGGTTTTTACTATTATCGTTGGAATTACTATTTCGATACCCAAAATGGTGTGCTCCAACAGCTACAATGACAGTAAACCAGATTGTCATCCATGATATCTGCATCACCCACAACAATAAACCCCAATAACCAAATAAGCATAGGTTAATTAGTAGTAACAATGTGATACCTAATCTTGAATACTTTTGTGTCCAATCTTTTGGTACATGACTTGCATATTTTACAATATCTTCTTTAGGTGCAACATCTCTGTAACCATGAGTAATGGCTTTAAATGCAACTTTACTTGTAAATTTAATTCTTTCCCAAGGTGTACCTGATACAAATTGATAATGTGGATCACCTGGTTTATCTGTATATTTGTGGTGGTTATGGTGTATTGCAGTCCACTCTACCACATTAGTTCCATCGGTTAACCAGATCCAAACTTTCATAACCCAACTTAAAATTGGCCGGCACACAAATTGTTGATGTGCCATATATCTGTGTATATACAATGAAAAGAAAACGCTAGTTATATGCGTCATAACTAGAATATAAATTAATTCATTCATCTATTAACAATGGTTAGCAATTTTAATTTTTCAAATATTTTTATATACATCCAACCAATATCAAACTCAAACCAACGATGGCTAAATTTGGGATTAGCTGGATCTTTATGATGATTGTTATGTAATTCTTCTCCACCAATTACAACACCTAATGGCCAAAGATTACGACTTTCATCTTTACCTTTATAATTCTGATAACCCCACCAATGAGCAAAGCCAGTAATACCGGCAGTATGCCATAATGGAGGCCAAAACAACTGAAACAACCAAACTATAATACCATACCATCCAAACAGACCTAAAGCAATAAACAACATGATTAATGGTCCTAATTTATTATTTTTACTATAAAAATTTCTTTCCATCCAATCGTCAGGAGTACCTGCGCCGTAATGTTCTAATGCCCAATCAGAATCAAAATAACGATAAGTACTAAAAAAATTAGGAACTAAACATTTAGCGGTTACTATGTAATAACCAAATAATTTTGGGCTGTGTGGATCTCCTGTTACATCGGTGTATTTGTGGTGCTTGCGATGTTGTGCAACCCAAGGTTTTGAAATTACTCCATCTGTAAACCATAACCAAAATCTAAAAAAATGTTGTAATGCTGGGTGGCAAACAAAATGTTTATGTGTTAAACAACGATGTAAATATAGACTAGTAAACACAATGGTGAGATGTGTTGTCACCATTGCATAGAGAACCATCCACATCATTCAATAACAGACACTTTTGATTTTCCGTACACTTCAACACCTTCAATCTCACCAATTTTTTCACTAATTACTTTAATTGGAATAATCTTTTTCTTTGGCTTCTCTTTGTGTTCGTAGATAGTTCCAAAAATATCTTGGCGTTCTAATGGTAAGTCTTGTTGTTTAATAAGTGTTGGAATATAACCGGTCATTCTTTCGATAGCCAAGGCAAACAAGGCCACATTATCTGAATAGGCATTGGCACAAGAGATTTCCCAAAACTTCTCATCCAAGAACATACAGGCACCTTTACAGAGGTGTAATACTGGACAAGAACTACACTCTTTACGATTTGACCAATGAGTGGACGATTTGATTTCTACATTTTCATAATCATCTAAATTGCCGCCGGCATGAGATTCACCATTCTTACTAATCTCCAATGAGCTAACATTTTGACAGGTCATTACATTACCACGGAGGTCTACCGCCAATGTGTGTTCATCATCCATGCCACATTTCTGGCCTAAGAATTTGGCATTATCGTGTACCAAAATGTTGGTCATGAAACCATCAATCTTACTTAACTGTCCACTAAATCCAATTTTACCTTGAGTTGAATAGATGTCACCAAAAGCAGTTCTACGATAATCAAAATGTTCTTGTAATGTCTGTAATGAATTGGTAATACCATCTTCATCATAAGCATCTACAATACCACCTTCGCCCAATTGTACATTCTCGTCACCAGTAAGATTTACAAACCAATCATAAACTGCCTTACGGCTTTTATTCTTTGAGTTCATCATCGGATTAAAACTGAATGGTTTTTTCAACCTAGTCATCATACGATAGAAACCCAAGATTCTTTTCTTGGCTTCAGGATCATCAAATGGATCAGGACCACGGACTGATTGGCCGGGACCATCGTGTGAGATTGATACACTAAAGTTCATCAACATCAACCAATCAATGATTTCATCTGTTAGTATTGATCCATTAGTAATGATTGATAATTGTGGTTTATTCTTCCAACCAGAAAATCTATCATTAATAGCTTCAGCAAGAGGCTTTAATGTTTTCCAGTATACTAATGGTTCACCGCCCCAATATTCAATCCTCAATCCCTTTTCTTCATCAAAATCTAATGCGTTCATTTTCTCCAAAAAAGCATCAATATCTTTTTTAGAAGTTTCTGGCATTCTTTCAACAAACTTCTGTGAACAATAATCGCAAGAATAATTACAACTCAAACCTAGTTGAATTTTTAAATGTGTAATGAGTTTGGATTTTTTAAGAGGACTATTCTTATCAAAGGCTTTGTAAGGTTCTCTTATTGGTTTCTGAAATTGTTCTTGTGCTTGAAAAATATAACCATCTTCAGATGACAATATATTCGTCATGTTGTCATAATAAAAGATTCTTTTATCGTCAACATTTTTTTCTGCGTGTATCTCAAATAACATTGTAATTCCTATTCTCTATATCTAAATTGTGGTTCTCTAATGTTTTCATGTTCTCTTTGTTGTTTAACGTATTCAATCAGTTCTTGCTTTACTCTGTCCTTGTTTTGATATTCGTAATATAGCCGCTGTTGTTTGGACATTCCTCTTTTTTTGCTCATTGTAATCCCTATTGTTATTGTTATCGGATAGGTTTTGAGCTTTTACTACGGGGGCAATTTTCTTATCAAATTTGACTCCTTTGTAAATTAAAAGAACTGGAAGATTTACCATTCTCGGGGTGTCTTTGTTTTGTGGCCACCCATTGTATTGCCGGGAATAGTTTCTTTCATACGGTTAATAACATACTTCTCAAATGCTGAATCTGGTTTACCTAAACCTGGAACCGATAGTCGGTTACCATCGGAGTACACAGGAAAGTTCTCAACAAAGATATGTTGTTCTAAGTGTGGATTGTCAACCTTGAATTGGTCCAACACAGTATAGGACATACGGTGTTCTTCACGTTCATTAGTTTCTTTATTTACAAATGTGTAGGTCGGCATACTGGCAAATCCTTCATTCTCATATTAATTAACCATTTTGGTACTGGCCTACTATTTATCTTACCTTTCCATGACCACAAATGACTTTTATTCATATTGTAATAGTTATGGTAAGACTTTAATGCGTCACCTGGCACTTTACATTCATCAGGCATGGCAGGTGTAGGTTGTGTGAAATTGGCGGATTTTCGTATATTGTTTGGTAGATTCCAATATAATGCTTTCAATAATCCACCAGATTCTACTTTATGAGTTTTACCATAACGATAGGTATATTCTTTACATAACTCATGTAATAACTTGGCTAGCCAAATATAATTAGAATCAGATTGTCTACACCATACAGCAGAAGGATGATTAATATGGGTGGCAGAATACAATACCGAATCACGGCTATCACAGAGAACATATAACTTCCGTTTGCGACCAGACTGAGATACACCATCAGTAAGAACACCGTCAAGAACACGATGTGCGGTAGAAAGTAATTGAGCATATTCGAGGATCATCTTTACGCAATGTTTATCAACGTGCATTTCTGCACACTTTTGTGGATCATTATCTAAATAAAAAATATTCACTTCTTCACCTTATTAATGGTTGCAGTAGATGTTTTCTCATCTATTTTCATAAAACCTTCACAACAAATATTCCAATCATCACCATGTTCATTACCAGACCGTTCTGAATATGATGGCACATTAATCTTAACATTCTTAAAGATATACTCCTCACCATTTTCAAAGACACGCCATGCATGGTCTAGACCACCACGACCTGGTTGTCCTCTTGATTTGTTGAATCGAATATGATATTTGTTCATGCGTTTGTTACGAATAAATTAAAATGAATTAATCTTAATGGTTGTTTGGATGGATTTTTTTGTATTGTATGTGGTAACCAAGAATTGGTTAGAATCATTAAACCTGGTTCAGGTGTATAATTTATCATGTTACTTGCAAGAGTTGCTTGATTAGCATCCGCTTCAGGTAAATTGGCATAAACTTTAGCAGGCCTTGGGTCATGAAACACAACTCTTGGTCCATCTTTTGGTGTATCAAGGAAATAAAATCCAGATATTTGATTACCCATGCCGTGTATATGTTCTTCGTGGCCAGAACCTGTGTGGTGTTCTTGTGCCCACATTTCACTATACATCATTTTTAAATTGGTTACATTGTAACCTTGTGAGGTCAATACTTGATGTGCGGCGCCACTAACAAAACCAACAAAGTCACTAATCCTTGGATCAGCAAACATATTGTCACCTTGAGCCACAGGAAAAACTTTGTCTAGTTTGTTTTTTTTCTTCGATTCGTCAAGATATAGTTTGGATATTTTTCTCAAAGTATCAAGAAATTTTGGTTCAATCAAAGAATAAACACTACTGCAAAAATAATTAGAACCATAAAGTTGCACCGGCAAATTTATAAATTCATTAGTATTCTCACAAACTTCACCAACCACTTTTGCCATAATTATTCCAATTTAATTTAACATTCTTATTAAGCCGACTGTATCAATAGTAGTAAGTAACAAGTAATTAGCAACCATCCCAAAAGATTTGCGAGTAAAAGCAGCCCACAAATACATAGCACAACCACTAATCCAGATTGGATATAATATGAGTAACGGTGGGTTAGGCACCGTGAGAGCCATTGTGAGAGCGCATCCGATACTAATTGCCCATGCCAATAACTCCACAACAAAGCGGAGTTTATTTGATTTCCAATCATCACCTATCCAATTAAATACATTATAAAATAAATCGTTCATCATTTAGCCGTAAACAGGTTTTCTGTGAACTTGTCTAAATCTTCATCAAGCCAATCATCTAAAACAATATCTCGACCAAGTTCCAAAATTTGGTGACCAGAGAGGTAACCACATCGATGTAGAAACTTGGTGAGATTACCGAGGATACAGCCTAGTTCCTCGGTCTCAAATTTTTGTGTTAGGCTAAATGGACCAAATCCGGCCACATCTTCATCTTCACACACTAATTTAAACTTACTCATAGTGTAGGAATTTCAATGGCTGCAGAACCTTTTAGTTTCTTAACTTGTTTGGCAATATCATCAGATGATACTGTCTGCATAGCAAATTGTTGGAACTGTGTATATGAATCTTCTACCTTCATAACACGGGTACCACCAACAGCGGCCGCATCATTAAAAAACAAATCACAACCACCACTCTTTAAAGGAGCAACTTCTACAACTTGATCCAAATTAATAATAACTTTACACATCTTTTCTTTCGATGTAACTTCAACAAATAATGACATCACTCATCTCCTTGGTTTGATTGGGATTTCATCCCACTTAATTTAGCCGCTTTGGCTCGTTTTTCGGATACTTCTGCTTCAATCATCATCTTCTTCCAATGACCTCGCTTATCAGTAGATAGGGTTGAAAGAATACGTTTTGTACTCTTACTTAGGCGAAAATCTTTATTGGTCATTATTTGCTTCCTTTATCACAATCTTGAACACGAATTAAATATACTGTATTGGTGGCAGGTCTTACAAAGTAACACTCACCTTTAATATTCCAAACTAAACGGTTTTGAATACCGTCCTTATATTCTGGTAGTGGCGGACTCTCGACAAAGAAAGCAACACCAGCAATTACAAATGAACCAATAATTATGCCAATAAAATAACCAGCAAAATTAAATGATTTGATTTTATCCAAAAAATTTGTAAACATCAATAATCCCTTTATTAATTAAGTAACCTAGGCTAACACAGAATACCAATAAAGTCAACAGAAAAATGGTAAACTTTGCCGATTGTCCACGGAAATGTTCCACTTCTAATTCAAGCATATCTTTCTGTGCCTCTAACATATAATTGGTAGAATCACCCATCAATTCAATAGTTTTCTTGGCACCTTCCAATGACTTCTTGGCTTGCCAGAGATAGTAATAAGGTATCATTTCTCTTGTACCTTTCTTAGTATTGCTTGTTCAACAGCCCTACCTAAACCACATTTAATTCCTGACCAATCTTTTTCGTAAATGCTAATCATTTCTTCATCAGTTAGGGCAAGTTCTTTTACTGGATGGGTATAGAGTGGTGTTGTAATTCCCATGTTTTCCACTTTATTTTCTGAAACGCAATCGGCTAAATACAACGCTTCATTTTTAAATCTATCTAAGTTAATCCACGCTACTGGTTCATTGTTCATAATTAATCCCACAAGTTTTGGTAGTATCTACCAAATAATCTAAAACCATTTGCCTTACGCTTTTGGTGTTTCTCCAAACCTTCTGTATCCAGTTTCAATTTACTTACATACTTACCATCTTTATCCCAAGGTTTTTCATCACCACATTCTGAATGGTCAAAAAATTGTGATTCGTCATCATCTTTTAATTCTTGCTCGAATGACCAAATCATTTCATTGAGAATCCAATCCCAACGCATGAAATGTAAACTGTCGGTGTCCCATTCATTCTCTTTTGGTTGTGCCATGTAACTACGCAGATATTCTGGTACATCATCATCTTCTGTATATGGTGCACCGTGTTTATCTTTTTGTAATTGAACTAACATTGGATGAATGATATGAGCCAAGGTATGATCCATTGACCATGTATCCCATCGGTCAATCTTTACATAGTTAAACCGTGGATGAATAAAGTCTAAGAACTTCTGCCATACTACACAAATAGGATTTAAAAAGTTAACCCACTTTACATATGGATTATCAACTTCTTCATTTAAATTGTAGATTCGGTCCTCATCTTTTTCCCAAAAGCAAATTGTTTTGAGTATGGTATAAGGTGATAACCAATGGTTACGATAATTACTTAAATAGACTTTCATTTAAATCTCCAAATATTTTAATTCAAAGTTAAAAGCCCGCTGTTCGTACTTTGCATAACCTCTTGGATTACAAACAACTCTAGTGTCACCAACCATGTAATCTGATACATTGTGCATATGACCATGAGTCCACAATTTAATCTGTGGTCTATCTAAAATAAAATCGGTCAAATCAGAATGAAAAGCTCCATTCATTAATGTATCATGTTCGAACCACTCCGCAATACTCAATGCTGTTGGTGCATGATGAGTTACGACCACAAACTTTCTAGGTGTACCACCATAATCAGCAGTAGCAATCTTTATGTAGTCCAACATTTTCTTATGTTCTTCCACAGAATCTTCTGCTGACCACCTCGATGACTTCTCATAGTGGTCAACTCTCTCAACAACCAAATTACCATCAGAATCTTTTAAATTCATACCTGAACCATCGGGGTTCTTGGCATACACCACATTCTTGTGATGTGTCTTACGATTACTGTTGTTAATCAACCTAAAGTCATTCATACGCTGACCACAATGCCACAAGGTCAATGAATCATTCTTATTCATATTAGTCCACAATGTACCACCAACAAAGGTGATACCATTATGTTCCCATGTTTCTTTTTCTAAGAAATGAATATTAGGAAATTCTGACAGTTTACATTTTAGTGTATCATATGTCTTAGCAATATCAAAATCATAATGCTCGTGGTTACCCATCACATATACAACATGAGGAAATTGAAATGAACAACGCTTAAAGAAATCGAGAACCAACGCTCTTTCTTTTGGTTTGTGTTTGAAAACTTTAGCTGTGCAGATATCGCCGCTGAGTATTAATACTTCGGCATTTTCTTCATTCTTTAAAAAAAGGTCACCAAACTCCAAGTGGATGTCTGACGCTAAAGCAATTTTCATTTAATGTACCTGTGTTTTTATTTCTTCACTTACAACAATATCTTTAGGTGCTTCTAATAATCTAAGAAAATCATCAGTATAATTTCCTTGTTTGGCCAAATGTGTTAATCTTGCCAGCATAACGGCCGTTAAATTTAATCCTGGTATTTCATATGTAGTCAACCACTTCAACAATGCCGAATCTATATCGCTAGATAATTCTTCTAACATACCGTCATCATTAATCTTTGCCATTGCCATTCTCCCGCCAATGATTTTCACAACTTGATTTGGTTGCATTTAAATTGTATTTAATACAATCTTCAATGAACTCTGCTGGCACAACATCTTCTGGTGCAATGACTGCAGGCTTTGATTCAGTTGAATTAGAACTATTTCCTGATGACATGGCAAATACAGTAACGCAAAACAAAATGCCTACGCCAATCACAATAAAACGCCAATACATACCCACCACAAAGATTACAATGCCTGCCAAAATAGCAAACTGTAATACTCTGGTAGTAATACCAACAGACGATAAGTTCTCAAATAATTCCATGTTTAATCTCAATAAGCATCACAACGAACATCAACAGGCACCAATACTTTACTGCCTTCAACCTTTTGTGTAACATATTCGGTTGTAGGACGCATCTTGGCACGAACACATTCTCTTGCAGCATTAATAACTTCATTTCGACCCATAACTTCAGGACCTGTATAACCTTTAACTGTGTATGTTGTACCACAAGCGGTCAACGATAACAAAGATAGTACTACTAATGTTTTTTTCATCATAACTCCATAATATGGTTAATTACTTCTCTTGCTTCATGTAAATCTGATACAGCAACGGAATGGTCAATATAATCAAGTTGCGACAGCCTAATGGCCTGTTCAACTTTAAATATTTCAACAAACCGATTTGCTTCTTGTTCGGTATTAAAGAAAGCAAATGGATAACCATTCATTCTTACGGCAATCTTATTTGTCATTTGCCTGTATCCACTTTAACTGATACAGTTTTAGCATTTTCAACAAACTTATCTAATGCCACAGCAATACCACTAAAACCCATTGTAGCAACAAAGAAACCTAATACAATGCCGGCAATAAAATTAAACATAATCTTCCTCTAATACAATATATTCAATATACAAATTGTCCAATTCTTCATCAGACTTTTTCATCAATGAATCAGTAGTAAAATAACCTTTAACCGATAACATCAAAATAATATCACTTCTTGAAATATGATCCATAAATTTCCTTCACGATTTGAACTACCATTATACACTAACCACGGATGGTGTCAAGTGGTATGTTGTGCCTAAGCAACACAAATCAACTTACCAATGCCAATATACTCCTCAATAGCGTGCTTCAACTGCTTAGGAGACGCCTTAGGTGCAATAAACACATAGTCCAACTCAGGCTTCACGACACTATCGGACAGCACCTGGTTCAAGTATAGGACTGCTTCACGAGCATCATCAAATTCTTTCATGCCTACATTATTAAACAACTTTGGTTTGGCAATATATTTCATTTCTTTTTCTTTTCTTTTTCTAATAATTGCTCTCGCAATGCGGCACATTCTTCGTTCAACATTTTGTTTTCACGAATACTATCCATATACTCAGTTTCAAATAAATTCCACAACTTATTGAATTTAATATCATACGAATTGGCAACACCAAGAATATAATTTGATACTGTATCTCGGTCAAACTTTATACAGCCTTCAAATAACATTTCATCAAGTTCTTTTAAATCATCAACAACAAACCAACATTTAGTAATCTGCTGTTCAAAATCAAATCTATCGCTCATAATATTCCAATATAAAAGGAGGGTGCCACCGGCTTACGGCGTTTCACAACGAGCTGCGATGGCATAAAACTATTAAACCGTTACTGTTGGTTGTTGGACTACAACAGGTTTAACTGGTGATGCCTTAGTTTGTAACTGTTGATTACCTTTGAAACGACCATTGGCATCGAACTGGTCATTATTAACCAATTGATAACCGGTAACTTTACGGCCTTGTTTGATAACTTTTACAATACCACCGTCTTTACGGATATTGTAAATGTTAGTTGATAGGCGATACAATACTGCCTCTTGATTGGTGCCTTTGAATACATCAGCAATTTCCTGAGGTGATACTGGTTTGCCACTTAATAATACTTGGGTGATTTTCTCATGACGATTGATTTTACCCTTGCGAATTGTTAAAGCCATTGTAATACTCCTTCAAATTAAACATAATAAAAAGCTGGTTTTATTTTATAGTCAAAAACCAGCAAAAGTAGACTGCGAGTTTTACGGGGTTTATGGTACCCGAAGGATGGCAACACCCTTACCATTTTAACCATGGTATCACACCTGTGGTTGGTTGGCAACCTCGGTTGTGGTAGAATTGAATGCTGTATTAGCAGGTGATTCTACCGAACTATCGACCTTAGAATACAGGTCTAAGAATGCCATTTTGGTTTCTTCGTCAAAACGATTCACACACAATGTAATGGCTTTCATTCTATCTTTAAAGATAAGATATGCCTTGGCAATATGTACCAATCGGCGAGTAGAGATAATCTCATCAGTAGCACCTTCTTGGTACGATTTACGAACCACATCAGCCCATTGGCATAGGTTCTCAACAAAATCTTTATCATCAAGCAATGGTGATAGAATTTTCTTCTCAGTTTTGGCATCAGGATATTCCTGTTCTACCGTAATTGGGAATC